TGAAGTTTCTACATTAAACTTAGTTGCTAGTAATTTATATGAGTTAAATCAGAAAAAAATTAATCAGGATACTATTGATGATTATATCTATGAGCTTTTAGAAAAAGTAGTTAATAGTCCAGATTTGGCTCAACCTATTGAATCAGTAATCCTTACAGGAGAAACCGGTGTTGAAGAAGCTTTTGCTAAAGCTGCAAGTGAATTAGGTATACCTGTGCAAATTAACGCCTTGCAGTTTTATACACATGTAAGACCTAGAAAAACTGGTCAAGGTTACTACTATGTAAAAGGTAAGAAAAATTTTGCTAAAAGATTTGGTATAAAAGTTAAGGGTAAAAGTAAAACTAAAACTCGTAAAGCTAAGAAAGTAACTAAAGCAAAAGGTTCTACTAAAGCTAAAGCACTTCCTAAGATAATTGCTCCTGTACCTATCACTGATCTTATCAGTAGTAATCAAAGCAGTTTTCTTGATAGAAGTAAAACTATGTCATCATTTTTAGATAGAGTATTTACTACAAAAGCTGATAAGAGAAAAGCTGAGGAGTGGTGGGATAATACTTTTGGGAAAGTTTTAGGTAAAGAATACCTTACTAGAGTAACAGAAGTAGTTAACTCTGATGCCTTTGCAACTTTTGTTGAAAAAGGTGTAATACTTTATGAAGCTGATGGTGGTACAACAGTAGACTTATATCACGAAGCTTATCACGTATTTAGTCAGTTGTTCTTAACTAAAGAAGATAAAATAGATCTATACGATACAGTAGCAAAACTTGGTAAGTATCAGAACAGAACTTATGAATCTGTTATGGATTTATATAGAGATATAGAAGAAGATCTTGCAGAAGACTATAGGTCTTATATGAAATTTAAAAAGAAGTTTCCTGGTATAGTAGGTAGAATATTTGCTAAGATGGGAACTTTCTTAAGAAAAATGTTCTCTAAAGTAACAAGAAAAGATTTTACTAGACCAAGAGATATCCCTAGAGTTAAAGAACTTTATTATCAACTTTATAGAGCTGATAAAAATCCTGAGATTCTACAAAATTTAAAACCTTCTACAAAAAATGTAATCTTTGGTAAATTAAATAGGTCAAAAGATACTATTGGGTTGACAAAAGAAAACGTTGATAAGTCTCCGGAATTTTCTATTGAAGAAAGTCAGAAAGCTAAAGACTTATTAGATTCTGCTTTAGTTGCTCAAATACAAACAGCCAATTTAGGTAAAAAGTTTGCTAGTGTAAATTCTATACTTACTAATCCTGCTAATAGAAAAATATTCTATACTCAAATAGCAGAAGGGATCAAAAAGCAGATCACAGAGGTTGCGGCTGCTTTGCAAGATCTATCTCCTAGATTAATTGAAGAAGAAACTCCTTCTATTGAAGATATTCAGTTAGAAAAAGAATTAACAGAAAGATTAAATCTTTTAATTAAAATTCAAGATAATTACGGGGACATAGGTCTTTCTTTATCAGGTAAACAAAAAAGTGGAGTTGTTGCTTATCATTTGGATAACTCTGCATTTAAACTTCTACAAGAATCATTTGAAGAAGATGAGGATGATGATCCAACAAATATTCAAGAGTCTAGAATATTTAAAGATTCTGGAGGTAATCTTGTTTCTTCTAAAAAAGTAGCTTCTTTAGATACTTTATCATTGCTAACTGCAGTATTTAAAGTAAAAGAAGTTGTAGACGGGAAGCCTGTTTATGATGTAGACCCTTATGGATATAAAAAGCTTCAGCCACTTGATATAACATGGAAAAGGTTAGCTAAAATTTTAGAAGGATCTTTTGATTATACTGAAATGTACGGCAGACTCTTGGAGCAAGCAGAGAATTATCCAGAGTTTTATCAACTTTTACAATTGTTACCTAATCCTGCAAATGGAATTAACTCGCAAGGTGAATTTAAAACAGAAACTTCTTTTTGGCAAGATCTTAAAAAGCCTAGACTAAAATATATTCAGTTAAGAATTGATAAAGAATATGAAAACAAAAAGGCTGTATATAAGTCAACACTTGCAAGAACAGAATATGATGTTTTCCGTGTGATATCTGACTGGTCAGCAAATACAACTTTAGCTGATGCTGAGTCTAATAAATATATTACTACTGATGAATATGGTAGAAATATGTTAGATACCGCTAAGATAATAAAAGACTTCTCTGTAAAAGGTAAGTTTAATAAAAAGAAATCTTTAGAGTTTTTAGCAGCATTAGGTATTGAGCTAGATACTACAAGTCATACAATTAAACTTATTGCTACGGATCCTGCTTATAACTTCTCAAAGATATTTAAAGTAGAGAGAATCTTTGAGATGGTCAAGAGAGTAAATGCAGTTCCTGAAAATGCTTCTGACCAAATGCTTGCGGATGCAACTAACTTTAAAGTAAATCCTATAGAGTATTTAAGAAAAGGACTGCCTTCTTCTCTTAAGGTTAAAGATGAAAAACAAACTGATGTAGACTCTGCTGTAAGAAAACTAGCACGTTTACAAATGCTATACTCTGACAGCTATTCAAACTTTAGTGTTACAAATCCTGAAGGAAGTAGAGTTTGGGAACACTTCTTAGATAGTACAATTACACGTATAGTAACTTCTATTAATAAAGCTAAAAGTTGGCAAGAGCTAACTGGTATGGAGAATGCGGATCCTAACAAGAGATTCCAGCATATGTACTGGTTATCAGAAGCAAACAACACTATGTCTACGTTTAGTAAATTACTAAATAGTATTTTCTATTTAAATGTACCAATGACAGATACCAGATATGGTAATAAAAAGAAAAATGCAAAGCTTTTACTTCAAAATGTAGCAGGTACTCAATTAGTTACTAAAAATTCTTCTCAAAGTAATATAGGATCATTAACTGCTTCAACGGATGTAACAAGTAAATTCTTACAAGAGTTAAATACTATGCTGCTTAATGGTGTTGAAGAATTTATGAGACACGCCTCTAAGAATACAGCAATGGGTATTACTACTGCAACAACACCTATTGAAACTTATGACGGTAAAGTTAAAGATAAGCTCTACATTGATATAGAAGCATTTAGACCAACAAGTAATAACTATGGTGAGCAAAGAGGTGTAGAAATAGTAAAAGATTATTTAGCTGGGGAAGCTAACAGAATATTCAGATTCTTAAAAAATGAGAAGCAGTTTGCTAACTATGCTGCTTACAATAAAGAGGTTGTCAGAAAAGATGGTAAAACTACTAAAGCTGGTGCAGCATTTACCATATTTGATGACATGCTGACCAAAGAAGTGCAAGAAGAGCTATATGATCTTATAGAAGATAGTGTAGAAAACAATAGAGATTTTAATCTTGCTGACATCTTTAAGGATAATTTAGACCTAAGCATTAAAGTAGAAAATGATTTAATAGAATATTTTAATCTAGATACTCAAGATAACTTAGATAGATTATTAAAGAATCCATATGTTAATGAAGGTATCTTACAAAATATAGATAATGGTAGTTTAAGTGATGCTCAGATCTATGAGACTGTAGCAAAAGCTTATACTTATAATACTTTCATACATAAGTTTGAAACTATCATATTGGCTTACGGAGATGCTGTTCAGTATAATCATGTAAAAGAAGAATTCCATAAAAGAAATGCTGGTCTTGCTGCGGGTGGTAGATCATTCAGAGCTGATTTAAGAGCTCAAGCATTTATTAACTCTGTAAACTTTGGAGCTGCTTATACAGTTAGTGAAGGTTATAAGAGAAGAGCTTATGACGGAACTCTACATACAGGTATTATAAAAGAAGATGAAATTGAGTCTATTTACTATGATGAATATTTCAAAATACTAGAAAAAGATATTTATGATAGGATAAAGGATAAAAAGAAAGCTAAAGAATTAGCTACAAAAGCCATGGAAGAATATAAAAAGATGGCTGTTGGTGATGGACAAGGTTATATAAATTTAGATTCATATAGAATGTTAAAGAATTTAGAGGATAACTGGTCTAAAGAACAAGAAAGACTTTATCAAAAAATTGTAAATAAAGAGCAAGTATCAGCAGAGGATATTATTGAATACTTTCCACCATATAAAGTTCAGTATTTTGGTAATATAAAAGCAGAGGGTCTTCCTGTGAATTCATTCCATAAGTTTTCATTAATGCCTCTTATTCCAGGGTTTGTTATGGAAAACACAGCTTTAGAGCAGCTGAATAAAGACATGATGGATCAACAATTAGATTATGTTTTATTTGAATCAGGATCTAAAGTAAACCAATTAGGTAATGGTGAAGCAGTCCTTGATAAGGATGGTAATTACACAACTAAGACTTTTACAAAAAATATAATTTTTGCAGAATATTTAAAAAATCAAACTGAAGTAAACAAGCAATACAAAGGAGTATCAATCTTTTCAACACAGATGCGTAAGCTTGTTTTAGAAGGTCTTTTTGAAAAAGGTGTAATTGCTACTAAAGACGAATCAAAAGTAGTTAATAATCTAGTTAAAAAGTATTTAGATGATGTATCAGAATATACTGAACTTGTTAAACTAGAACTACTTACAGAAATAGGATTTAAAGAAGTTAAAGGATCTTACGAACCAATTAATAAAGAAAGTACTACTAAGTTAGTAGAGTTAGTAAGAAATAATTTAAAAAGAGAAGATATCTTAGGTGATGATCTTTTACAAATAATAGATACAGATGAAAGTGGTAATGTTCTTTATGACTTATCATTACATCCTGAAGCAGAAAAGATAGAAAAGCTTTTGCTTTCTTTAATTAACAAAAGAGTAATTAAACAAAAAGTAAAAGGAGAACCTCTTGTTCAAGTTGCTTCTTCTATGCTCGCTGGTGGTTTTACAACACCTCTACAAAAACTTAAGAAAGCCACAAACAAAGAAATTAGAAAGTATGCTGGGTCAAACTTTTTACCAAATTATCAAAAGAATGCTGATGGTACTACAGCTGCAGCTAAAGTAATGATAGCACTTCAAGGAGATTATGAGAATCTTTTAAACTTAATGTATGATGAAAATTCAACAATAGGTGTATATGATGAAGAAGGTAACATCTTAATGAATGAATCATTAGAAAGACTAAATGAAAAGATTAAAGATGATGCTTGGCTAGATGCTAATGATCAAAATGCTAGAAAAGCAATAACACTGGTAGGTGCTCGTATTCCAGTTCAGGGTCTTAACTCAATGGAATTCTTTGAAGTATACCACTTCTTACCGCCACAAGCAGGAAATATTATTGTTCCTCCGGCTGAAATTGTTGCCAAATCAGGAGCTGACTTTGATATTGATAAGCTTACTATGTTTATGACTAACATAGACTCAGATGGTAAAACATCTAAGAAATTTTCTGCAAGCATGGAAGAGTTTGAAGAAGAGTTAAATACCTTACTAGAGCTTGAAGAGAATACTGATTTCTTATTTGAGATGCAAAAGGCAGGTTTGGAAAATGAGCTAATAGATGACATGAGAAATATATTAGCATTACCTCAAAACTTTGTATCTCTGATAAAACCTAACGGTATTTATCTGTTAAAAGATATAGCAGATGATCTAGCTCAGTATGTAATGGATTACAATCCATTGAAAAATAAAATGACTCAAGAAAATGTTACACCTCTTGATGAAGACGGTAAACAAAAAAGAATCATTAGTCCTACAAGAATTATAGAGGCTGGGTATAACTTATATAAACATGAGTCAAATGTAGTAGGTAAAAAGACTTTAGGTTTAGGAGCTATTGAAAACACATTCCATTCTTTGATTAACTCTTTAAATATTCCTGGTGGTGCAACAATGCCTAACTCATATTTCCATGTATCAGGAGTCAAAAAGCAACTAAGAATGAGCAGACTATTCTTAAAACACAATTCTGTAGTTAAGAATGGTAAAGAAGTTATTTCAATTGCTAGTAGATATGATGCTAATAATGAAAATAAAATAGCAGATATCATTTCTCAAATGATGAATGGTTGGGTGGACGTAGAAAAAGACGCTTGGATATTCTTCATTCAGGGTAACTATGAGGTAGCCCCAGTATTATTATATCTTATTAAAACAGGAGTTCCTGTAAAGGATGCTATATACTTTGTATCACAACCTCTTGTAAGAAAATATGTAGAAGAACAAAGACTTGCTAAATCAACTTTTGCAGATGTCTTAGGTAAAAAGCCTTCTAGTTTAGGTTTAGTAAGGCATGTATCTGCTAATAATGTTTTAGCTAAGTACATTGATCCTAAATTACAAAAACTTAAAACTTTTGCTAGATATGATCTATTTGAAAGTTCACAAACTGAATTTTTTGAAGATAGAGAAAAGTCTGAGTTTACTACAGATGAAATGTATCAGCTAATAAAAGATTTTAAAACAGATGAAGAAGTTGCAGGATCTGACTTGTCTAAAACAATGTTCTTGCATTACCTTACTATAGAGCAGCAAATCTCAGGATTAACTAAGTTAAAAATGAATACTAATCCTGATACTAGTACCAAGTCTAATATATATGCTGTTGAAGAAACTGAAGCTAACTTAGATGAATTATTGTATGAATCTAAGATTGATCAAGACTTATTAAAAGCATTAGAGACTGATTCAGTAATTAGTTCATTCTTTAATGGAAAACTTGCTTTGGATTTGAGTAAAACACTTTTCCAATTAAGATTCCATCCGGAAATAACATCTTTCTTAATCCAAAATAAAAATCAACTTTATGATTTAGCTAAAGAAACTTTTGGAGAAAGTCAAAAAGAGCTTTTTGTTAAAACCTTTAGAAACGATTTAGTATCTTATATTTTCCAAAATGCTGTACGTAAGTATAAAATGGGAGAGTCTTATAAGTCTTATACTTTAAAAGAGACTGTTCCTGTAAAATTAGCTAAAGAGTTAAAGAAGACTGGAGCTTTTGCAGTTAAAGATGCAAGTGGAAACGTAGTAATGTATGTTGACAGAAAGCAAATAAAGAAAGATTATGATAAAAAGCTTTGGGCTAAAGATACTGATGAACCAAACTCTTATCTAAATAGAGGTTTGTATGCCGTAGACTATGGTGTATTTTTGAAAGATAAGAATGAGGGTAGAGCAGAGTTCTTAAATTTTGTCATAGAAAGAGAATTGCTCAGAAGTATTTATTCTTTTGAGGAAGTTCTTCAGAGACCGTCAGTTAAAGCAGATTTACTTTTAGATGAGATAAAAGATCTATCTAAAGAAAAGAAAGCTAGATATGTATATGAGAAGTTTATTGCTGAAAGAGCGCTAGAAAACTTACTTAATCCGCATCAGTTATTTGAAAATAAAGAAAGTGCTTATGCAGTTAAGCTTAACAATATACTTTTAAAGAATAAAAATCTAAAATCAGAATATGAAGTTCTAAACTGGTTAACTTTAGATTCTAATTCTAAGAACACAGTATTTAATATATTCTTTGGAGACAAAGATTTAACAAGTACTACATCAAATCTTTATAGAAAAAATCTTAAAGATTTAGCTGATGTTACTGTAATCAAATCTTCAGATCCTCAAGAGAATCTAGAGATATCAGAGTTCTTTAGACTACTTCCTTTAGTAGGGTTTATGCAGACAGGTTTTAATAACACTAAGTATAACTTAATGAAAGTGTTAGATATGTCAGACTTTTTGAGCATAATGACTCAAGAGTCTAAAAAGTTTATCAAAGCCTTAGAAAGTAATCCTGAAAATGTAATGGAGGAGTATATGACTAGTTTTATGACAGTTAACAGTTCTTATAACTACACTAAAAATAATTTTAAAGATTACTTATCAAAGCTAAAACTTGAAGTGGTTGATGAAGAAACTAAAAGAGTTGGTGTTAATACAACTTCAAGAGAAAACATTTATGAGTTTAATGATTCTGAATGGAATAATGATAAATACAAAACAGTATCAAAAGATAACTCTGATGTAGCTATGGTATATTCAATACCTATTCTTGGTCTTAAAGAAGATACTTTAAAAGTATTTGGTGGTCAGTCAGCATTACATTATGCAGATTCTGCCGGAAACATATCTCTTCCTACAGACATGTTGAAGAAGAATGATAACATGCAAGACTTAAGTCCTGATAAATTTAATTCAATAAAAGGTTTGTGGGAGAGAAGAATTGATGAAATGAATGCTAGATTAGAACAAAACTTGCCTATAGCATTTTCAACAGTAGGGTATGGTGATCCTAAACTTATGCCTGAAGAATTATTTGTATATTTATCTAAGAGGCTTTATGAAGAATTTGGATATCTGAATCCTGGATCTTTAGAGTTTGATAGTTTTAATGAATTAGTAAAATCTGTAGAACCAATTACAGATGAGGAAATAGAAATAATGATGGAGCTGGAAGAAGATCCATTTAAATGTAAATAGTATGTCAGCTTGTGATACTCAGCAAAATGCTTTAGATAACCTAAAAAAGTTAGGTATTATTGATGAAGTTAGAATTATCAGTAACAGAGATAGATTTGATCAGTTTAATAAAGCATACACTAAATATGCTCAAAGCGTATATAATTTAGATACTGAAGGAGAACTGTTGTTTGATACAAATTTAGTAGAAAAAGAATATGCTAAAACTTCTTATAGAAGAACTGATAAGAAGAAAATATATTTTGCTGAACCAAAAACTTATCTATTTGAAAAGCTAAATGAGTTATTAACTCAAAAAGAGCTTTTGGAAAATACTAACAACATTAATACACCAGTTAGTTTTGAGACAGAAACTGCTGTGGCAGAAATGCTTGACTCAGATATGAACTTTGCATCACAGGTTTATTCTGTATTAGGCTTTATGGATGATACTCAAAGGTATAAATATCAAGTTGTTGATCTTATGAATATGGCTCAAGAGCAAAGAGTCACAGCCATAAAGGTTTACGCTAAATATTTAGAAGAAGGAGGTAAAACACCTGAAAAATCTTCAACTAATATTGCTTCTACAATTTACGAGTTAATTCCCAATATAACAGATGAGCAAATTGATCAGATATATAATAACTATGTTGCTTTAATGGGAAGAGCTAGAAAGGGTAAAGAAATATCTAAAGATGTATTTAAAAATTTATTAAGTTCCTATCAAGTTTTTAATTATAAAGATACCTATATATTTGGACAATATGATGCTGATAACGCGGTATTTATTACAAGATTAAATTCTTCTCCTTCATCTAAAGAATTATTAGCAGAAGCTTTACCAACATTAGTAAAGCAAGGTATAGATTTCGCTTCTTTTGTACCTATAGATGTTGCAAATAAATACAAAAGAAGTGGTTATAGTTTAAGCACTCAAAGTTTTGATTATAATTTTAAAGGAGAAGATATGCTTAAATATCTGGCCGTATCCAATCCTAATGTATCTATAAAAGTTTTTGGTAAGGCGTTAAAAGATCTTTCAGCTAAAGATATAAATGAGTATAATAATTCACAAAAACTGCGTTATACACCTGTTGAAATAAAAGGAGAATTAATAGAAAAAGCTGGTAAAGATGCATCAGCAGTTTTACAAACATATTTATCTGGATTTGGAATTACTGTAAAAGATATCAATGAAATGAAATCTAGAATTGGTATTGATGAATTTGGGTTTGCTGATATGCTATCTAAAATTATTTATACCAAAGATAAAGAAAGCATTGCTCCATTAGCAGGAGAATTCATTGCTTACATGATGCAACATAATAATCTTATAAAAGATATTATAGTTGAATTATCTAAAACAAATGATTATAAAGGTTTAAGTAAGAGTAAATACTTTAAACTTATTGGAGAACTAATTACTCAAGACCTACAAAATAAAATTGATAAAAAGAATTCTGCTTCATTATTAGATCTAATTAAGCAGTTAATTAAAAAGTTTTTCAATATTGTTTCAAAAGTAAATGTAGAGCTGATTAATACTAATATTGGTATCATTACCAATAATATTTTACAACAAAATAAAAAATTAGTAACTGCATCATTATATAAACCAGGAGCTATAGGTAAACCAGTATCACAAGTATCTCTAGAAGAAGCTTTAAGTAAAGATAAATTTGGAGCTTCAATAGTAAGACGGTTAGCTAAATTAGGTTTTATTCTTACAGGTAGTACTTCATTAGCTGAACAAGGAACAATTTATAGACCTGATGAAAATCCGTTACATGATATAGATTGGGTTAGTCCTTTTACATTAGAAGAAACTATATCTAAATTTCTAAAAGTTTATCCAGATGCTATATTTGTAAGAACAATTTCTGAAAATGATAACTATAGAACAGATTCATACATAATTGCTCCTGAAGGTCATAGTATTGAGGACTATAAAGTAAATAAATACATTGATGATAAAGGTGTTGCAAAGACTATTATTGATTCTTATAATGTTGTAGATAAAAATGGTAAGATTGTAGGAACTTATAGAAACGTTGAAGGTCAAGAGATAGTTGAAGGTGTAGAAGCAAAAGTAATTGACTTTTTCATTTATGATAACTACAAAAAAATGAATAGAAACGATCCTTTTAGTTATACTACAAAGGAAGGTTACACAATCTTATTAGCTAATTGGAAAGATACATTTAATGCAAAGTTAAATTGGGCTAGATATAAAGATATATGGGATTATAATAGATTTGTTCCTAACGTTAATATCAAAAAAGATGACTCAAACATGATGCAGTTTGGTGTTCCTTTGGTAGATATAAACATTGAAACGTTAAATAATGCTAGATCACAACAATTAGCCGAAGTCATTGCTCAAAAATTATCACTAGGTCTAGATGTACAATATCAAAACGTTACTCAAGAAGAAGCCGCAAATATATTAAAAAACAGAGGAGTTAAATATAACGGTGAACCTGGATTCTATTATGCCGGTACTGTATATCTTGTAGGAGAAAACATAAATCCTAGAACAGTAGTACACGAGTTCGCACACCCTTTACTACAAGCACTAAGAATTAAGAACAAGATACTATTTGATAATCTATACGAACAAGCAATTGCTACAGAAGAAGGTCAAGGTATTAAATATTATGTAGCAACTAATTACCCTGAACTAGATCAAAATTCTAGTTTATTTAAAGAAGAAGTATTAGCATACGCACTCCAGTTAAAGGCTATCAATAAGATAAACGATCAGGTTGAAACTGAAGGGTTTGAAGGATTTATAAATAAACTTCTCGCTGCCATTAAGAAAATACTCCGTGGTATTTTTGGAAGTAAAGTGGATGTGTCTAAGTTAGATGTGGATACTTCTATAGAGGAATTAGCAGACATGCTTTTAGATAAAGAGTTTGAGTTAGACGTCCCTAACAATTTAAGTGAGGAAGACCTTGTAATGTTTGCTAAAGATACTTTAGATCGAGCAAAGGAGTTAGAAAAAATTTCCAATAAAGAGTCTCTTCAAAAGATTGTTGAGCAAATATATGAGCCCACCAAAAGAATCTTAATTGAGGCGGAAAACTTTAAAGGAGATAAAGTATCTAAAAAGTTTTTAAAAGAAACACTCTTCCAAAAAGGTACTACTAGATATTTAAGATCTGTAGTAAGTAACTTAAAGGATCATCTCAATACTGAAATTGAAGAGATGAGTGAGGATGAAAAAATTCAAAATGCATTAGACGCTGCAAAAGAATCTTTAGATGCCGATCTTCAAAAAGCAATAGCACTAGTAAATAACCTGGATACTATTAACAGCATGATTAAAAACATGCTATCTGATATATCTAAGATTAATAAGACTAATATAAATAGTAGAAGTACTGTAGCATTATTAATGCTTTATCAACAAAACTCCAAAGCATGGTTAAAGATGGTGCAGGAAATAGATGAAGCATTATTTTTAAATGGGGATGTTGTAGATTCAAGTAATCCTTTCTATTCTACACTTAACGAGATCGTACAGAATATTACCAGAGTAAATACTAACATTGCAAATTTACTTAAGAATAATAATGTACAGTTCTATGTAGAGATTACAAGTTATATGTCTAAGTATATTCAGGATAGACTTAGAGAAAACTTAGGGATTGCTTTAAAGAAAACTTTTAGCCCGGCAGAATTAGAAAAAGCCGTGGATGATCTATATTATAAAGTAACTACCCAAAAGTTAAAAGAAGAAGATGTTGAGGCTCTTATTAAAAGAGGGGTTCCGGCCACTATACTACGCGGATTTTTAAAGCAGTATGAAGATCTTGTAATAAATGAAGATAAAATTAAAGAAGCTCTGACTGGAGGAGCTCATGATGTAACTTGGTTTAATAGATGGTTAGAGAGCTATAGTTCTTCTAATGATATTATAGTGGGTCCATTAGCCATGTTTATTCAGAATGAAAAAACCCAAGTGCAAAATTTAGTTTGGGATAAGTCGTTAAAGTTTAGAAAAAAATTAGAGACGTTATTACCTAAAGTAGGATTTAGTAAAATCAACTCTATTAAGATGAGAGAGTTGATGGGCTTTAAAGATAAAGTATTTTGGGTAGATAAAGAAACCGGAAAACCAATTGAAAGAGAAGTTTGGAGTTATCTCGGAGCATTTAAAGATTATAGATACCACTATGATCTATTAGAATGGAACTTAGAAGAAGCTAAAAAAAGTGAGGATAAAGCTAAGATGGCAGAAGCTCAGATGGAACTTGACACATTTAAACGTGATTACATGTGGCAAGATTTTGTCCCAGAGTTTTATGAGAAAGACGATATCTTTAAAAAGTCTGAGGTAGGTAAATTAGCATACTATATAAGAAAACAAAAACTAGATGCTTATAATAACCTTGTTAATTCTACAGAGAATGAACTTGAAAGATTTCAAGAGTATTCAACTATTCAGGCAGCATTTAGAGAGTTTCAACAATTATACTCTTTAAATTATGAAGACGGTACACCTAAAGTAGATGATGAAGCTAATGGTATTTACGATCTAAGTATTGCTAAAATACTTCAAGAACATAGAGAAGCTACAAAAGACTTTTATGAGTGGAGGCCAATTGAAGGTTTATTACAAGATGCTTATAACGAGTTTGTAGATTTACTTGCAACTAAACAGATTTTTCCAGGCTCTAAAGATTTTAAAAAAGAGATTGATAAGTGGCAACGTCAAAATATGAGAATGGAACTTGACCCGTCTTATTGGGAATCAAGAAATGCTTTGATAGAAGAGTTAAATGTTCTACAAGCAAAAATGAAAGAAGTTCAAAAAGAAGAGTTTGATGTTGCAGAAGCTTTTAAAACAATAAGCAATCTTATTTTTACTTATAGAGATTCATTAGGAGAGCCTGATAGTTCGGCTATGGGTGAAACTAGATTAGAAACAATTCGTGACTTAGAACAAAAAATAATAGATGTTCAATTTGCTTTTGATAACTCTACTGGATTAACCAGAACTCAAACTGAAGAGCTTAATGGTTTATCTAATAAAGCAAGAAACGGAACGTTAATAGCAGGATCTGAAGAGTCTAAAAGATATTTCTTTTTATTAGATCTACAAAAGGAAGCTGGTATTGATCCGGCTGATGCTGCAAGAATTAAAGAAATTTTTGCAGAACTTGGTGGAATGACAAGTAAGCTTGCAACAAATGTGTACATGGAAACTTTAAACTATAATCTATCTAAGCAGAATATAAAAGAAGTTTCTATGGAAGATGTAGATGATTTTATTAATACTGATGAGTTTCAAGATCTACTAGAAGCCGATAAAGAGTTTGAAAAATGGTTTATGTTAAACCACGTTGTTAGACAAACTTGGGATAAAGAAGAAAAAGCATATGTAGATAAGTATCAAAGAACCAGAGCTAACACTGTAGTAATTCCTAGAGATGAGAAATATATTAAGTTTACTGAAATAGTAAATCGTGAAGGTGAGACAGTAAGGCTAATGGGTGCTCCAGGAGCTAGGCATTCTAGACGTGAAGTAAAAGATGAATATAGAACTATACCATTTGGTGCTAAAAAATCTGATTATATAGGTGAGTATATTGATAACAAGAATCAATGGTTACCTAGAATGTTCCAGCCAGGTGAAAAATATAGTGCTAAAGATGGAAGATTTATGAATGATAGATACTTCCAATTAAAAGCATCTAATAATGCTGAGTTTAAGTTACTTGAAGCTATTACAGATTACCACCTATCTAATCAGGAAGGTATGAGTAATTACAGTAAGTTGTACTTAGACATGCCTAGATATGCTATAAGAAAAGGTGATATTTGGCAAGCAATTCAGAAAGGTACTTACGGATCAAGATTTTCTGAGCTTGGTAAGAATGTTAAAGAATGGTACCAACAAGCTCTAGGTAAATCTGTAATGGATGCTGAATTAGACTTCAATTATAATCCGGAGAATAACTTGGTTAATACTGATTTAGATGGTAATCAAATTACATATATACCTGTGTCTGGTATTTATAATGTAGAAATTGAAAATACAGATGCTGACATTTTCCAAGGTTTATTTAGATATGCGTTATCTATTCAGACTCAAGCTAAGTTATTAGAAAGTTTACCTCTTGTTAACTCTATCTTAGAGACATTAGAGAATCCTGATAATGCTCCGAAAGAGTTGGAGAAATTTGATAAAGGAGTTTTTAATTTAAAAAATGAATTAAGAAAAGTTGGTAAAAAAGGAGCCACTAACAATAGGCTTGGTCAAGTTAAATCTTTAATAGAAAGAGAATATTATGGGAAACTTGTGGAAGGTATTGAAGAAACTCACCCGGGATTTGGTAAGTGGATGCAAAGTTTACAAGGTTTATCTGCAATGGGTTCACTAGCATTAAACATACCTTCCGATCTTAAAAACAAATATGGAGCATACGTTCAACTTATTATTGAAGGTATGGGAGGTGAATTTATTACATTAAAAGATTTTGCATTAGCTAGACCATGGGCTGAAAAAGCAATGTTAGAATGGTCTACTAAAGGTATATATCAAACAGGACCAGGAGCAATATCAACTCAGCTTGTTCATATGTTTGATCCTACTTTTAAATTTACTGATAATTTTGGTAGAGAAGTAGAAAGATCATTAGTAAAAGATCTAGCTAACTTTGAGTGGATGTACATGCATAGAAAGTTTGGTGAGATGCAAGTTGCAATGTCTTTATTTGGATCTTTTATGTACGGTCAAAAAGTAGATCAGCTTTTAAGTGATGGTACTAAAAAGTCTATTAGATATATAGAAGCTTGGGAAAAAGATGAAGATGGTATTATTAGATTGAAGCCTGGTATTCACCCGGGGTGGAGTAACCTTCCCGTTTGGCATGACTATACTAAAGGTGAAACTTTAGAAGAGATTGCTAAAAAGTATTATATCCCAGTTGAAGAGCTCAAAGCAAAAAATAAAATTAAATCTGAAATTCAACTAGAAGACGGGCAAGAGCTTATTATTGCTAAGTCAGAATTATTTATGGGGTTGAAGAATAGAATTCAAGGGACATCTCGTAAATTATTTGGTGCTTATGATGATATGGGTCAATCTGAAGGAAATAAATTATTACTTTATAGATTGTTTTTCTTTATGAGAAAATGGTTTACTCCAATGTTTATGAACAGATTTGGTTTTGATTCTAAAACTCTTGAATGGACTCGTGGAGGAGAAAGATATGATTGGGCAACTGGATCATATGGTAAAGGTTTTTATATTACGTCTTTTCAAGTAATGTTAAAAGTACTTAAATCTAAGTTTAGAGATGCTAGTTACTTAGAGAAAGAAGAACAAGTTGCATTAAGAAAAATGGCAGGTGAAGGTTTATTTGTAATTGGGTTAAGCATGCTTGCATTAATGATATTTGGATTTGATCCTGATGACGATGAAAAGTGGAATAAACTTAAAGCTAAATCCGGAGCATTAAATCAAGATACTTTTAACACTTATGGTTTCTTATCTAATCATATGTTATTATTAATGCTTGGAGTGCAGGCTGAATCTTCTGCATTTGTTCCATTACCAGCTATAAAAGGTATTAACATGGGTGCGGATGATTATGCTAAGTTAATTACTCAAACTTCATCAGCATGGTATAATACAATTGTACTTTATATTGATATCATGGGTGATGTTTTAGATTTTGTTACTTTTTCAGAGATGGAGAGATATAAACGAGATGCTGGAACACAAGATTGGAAACAAAAAGGTGAATTAAAAATTTGGAATAAATTACGTAAAGTAGTTGGTCGTTCAGGAGGTACAGATGATCCAGAACAAGTGATTAAAAATATTCTTAAAGGACAAACTAAATTAGGAGGATAATGGCAACAACAGTAAAAACTTTAAAAAAGAATAAAATATCTCGTCCAGGGATACATTCTAAAACTAAAACATCTAATTCCAAGAAATCAAGGAATTATAAAAAAGCCTATAGAGGGCAAGGTAGATAATGTTTCATAGTGCATCTATATTTTTGAATTGGCCGCATGACCGGTTTCTTTTAGGTTGGGGGTATACAGCTCCTGATGAGCAAATAGAGTATCATACATTTGAACTCTTTCTAACAATAGTTAGTATTCAAGTTAATTGGACGTAAAGGAAAAAAAAAGGGGGAACCCGAAGGCTCCCCCTGATAACAAATTAACAAACTAAAAGAAATCAGGTACATTGTCCTGATCCTCATTAGTATCTTCACTGAAGTCTAGATCAAAATTATCTTCTTCTGCAAACTCATCCTCTACTGTTGTAGGAGTATTATCAGTTTCTGGTATTTCATCTACACCATCAATATGATCCTCATCTCCATATGGACCATTATCATGTGTTTTTGGATCACAAACTTCAGCAACAGCTGCTTCATCCTCAGCTATTCTTTCTTTAATTTGATCTTCATCATATACAGGAGATTCATCATCATCTTCTAAATCAAATACAACTTCTGGATTATTATCGACACCATATAGTTGATCAACTATTTCATCATCAGTAAGTCTTTCAGGTTCTGCTTCTGAAGATTCCAACTCTAATGTATTTAAGTCAGCTTCATTAGACTCTGTTTCAGCAATCTGATCTAAAATATTAGTCTGATTTGGGTCTACAAACTCTTCTATGTCTTCATTTGTATTATCTTCAACAACAGGGACCGTGGCCGCAGCAGCAGGAGCTGTGTTGGTTTGTTGGAAATTAGCTATTGTTGAAATAAAATAATGTAAGATTCTTTGGTCTTCCATCCAAGTTCTAGGATGTGACTTTTGAAGAGCTACTGTGACATAATTATAAAATGCCCAGAGACTATCAGAGCTAGCAAATACATGCAATGGTTTCTTAATCTGATCTCTAACTAAACTAGCTTGTTCAGTAGTTAAGATTTCATATTCTGCGAATAGAACTCCCAAAAGCTGAGATTGCTTTCTACGGTTTAGATCTATTTTTTCCATAGCTGCTTTATCAGATACAAGCTGGTTATAATACATATGTGCATTTGTAATATAATCATCTATAGTATCTTTTGTTTCTGTATCAGCCGTACCTGTATGCTTTCTAACCCAATTACCAATATCTCCGCAAATCATTACAGACCCTGTGTTTTTGATATAAGCACCAACTACACATTTAAATTTAACTTGCTTGTTATAACTATTAGTCCAAGCAAACATCATTGATAAATCCGGATCACTATTAAACTGCAATCTATAAATACCTTGAGCAATTTGCCCATCAGCTGTACATCTATATTCTTCATCTACAATATTGAACCCAGCATTTGCAAGTTGCTGAGTTGCATAATCCATTACAAACTGGTGACTAATAACAGTATAGCTAGCACCATGTTGTGGAAGTGGCACACTAATTAAGTGTGCTTTTGTCGTATTTGAAATTTTCTTTGGCATAATTAAAATAAACTTAATTGTTGAACATTTGGTTCTAGGGTTTCTATTTCTTTTTTTATATTCCCTAGGTAGTAATCATAATTGATGTTATAATCTTCAAATGGTTTTTCTATATAATTATTAAAAATAGTTTGTTCCCATCTTCCCGCTTCTACTTGTATTTCTCTTTTATCATGATTATGAATCTTAAGGATTTTACAACCTTTATTAGATATATAATACCTAAGAGTTTTTTGTAGAGGTTCGTATACATGTTTACCTGCTTCTATTGCTGATTTATAGAATGTCCATTCTCCTTTGATTTTAACACCAGCACAGAAATCATAAATATTCTTATGTTCTTTTAGATACTTTTCAGGATCTATACCATTTACAAAATAATTGTAAATAGTTTTTGCTATAATCAAATGACTTTTATTTTTATGTAGGTGGGTATATTTGTGGTTTTCTAAATCTTCCCACTCAAATCTACCTTTACATTTAGTAGCTCCATTAGTATAAACACTAATATAATTATTTACATCCCAGATATACATTGCAGAATAGTCTGCAAACTCTAGTACTAACTTAGTTTTCTCTTCCCAAGCTTTACATATTTGATTATAAATATCTATGTATTTTTTATCAAATTGCAAGGTTGCACCATCAGTATTAGTTTGTAATAACACTGACTCAGGGATATTAATAAGCAAGTCTTCTACAAGCATGCTTAACAGCAGCTGACCATTAATGGTAGTTTGCATTGTATATTGAGGATCATATAGCCAAGAGTATTCACTGTTACTATTACCATATGAAGCATTAGCTGCTTCTTTAAATCCTTCAATAATTGCCATATCTCTTTGATCTTTTGGTTTTTGTTTTTCTGCAAGTCTAACATCAACAATATCATGTTTATAAACTTGAAAAAATTCATTACCAAGATGAGCAGGAGACATGTTATTGACACATGCTATACTAGGATATAGAGATGCTACATCTAAGTCTTTAATAATCAGATTATCATCCGCATAGTATTTACCAGGTTTTATACACTGATGAATACCACCTGCACCATAATGAAAATCATAACCTTTGAACTTTAGATTAAACTTAAAGTCACTTTTAGTGTTATAGATTGTTTTATCTTTTAACTTTTCTAAGAAAGATTGAAACGGTGCGGTTTGAAATGATATATAATCAAACAAAATATCTTTTATATTTATACCTGATCTATATGTTCTTAATTCTTTTACTTCATTTTTGTTACGTTCAGTTGCTTGACAATATAGTCCTAGCAAAAGTTGTGACCCAAGTCTAGTATTAGAATAATTCATACAGTTAAGACCATACTTTTCTTTAATATTTCTTCTTACATTAACCAGAGGTTTTGACAAATGCAGAATCTTTTTAGTTGACTCTACATCATTTATACAATATTTGGTAATCATATCTATCTCTACTTCAGTAGTAACTTTAGTAGTATGATGAATTGGCATGTCTTGTAAGTTTGGCCAATCCATACTAAACTGAGCCCATTTAAGACTAGTTCTTTTAGCTCTGTTATCCCAGTGATTGATCTTAAATACATCAATTTGATCTATACTTAGTTTCCATTCTGGGTATTTAGAAAACTCACCACTATTACTCAGTTCTATTGTTTCTTGTGCAACTGCATAAATCTCAGCAACAATATCTTCCTGATCCATTTTAATAAGATTGTCAGATTCTTTCAGTATAAATTCAGTTATCTGAGAGTCAAATGACAAACCATTAAAAGATATATGTTTCTCTTTAAGACTTTTATTTCTTTTAAGAAACTTTATTAAAGGTTTGATATCATTATTTAGAGAAGAATGTATTTTAAAAACATGTGTTTCCTTAGAAACATAATCTTGAAACACGGCTACAAATAAGTTAACCATCGTCTCATAATCCATTACCCAATGTGTTCTCATAAGATTTTTTGTTCAGTTAAGCTGTTCCCCCGTTTTAAGTTAAAAAAAGAGGGCTACTAAATTTCACCCTCTTTTCTATGGAAAGGACTGCATATCGTATTACTTGTCCTTTTTCTTCATAAACTTTTTGTAATCAAATGTGTCAGAATTATTTCCAAATAATTCTACTAATTCGTGAATTGAATCTTCACTTTCAATATAAAATTCTTGAAATACTTCTAATTTATGTCTAGCTTGTTTTGCACCTTTTGCTGAAGTTATAGGTTGACCATAATCATCAAGTTGAGGTAGCATATGTAAGCTAACTTTTTTGATTTTTGATATAACTACAAATACATTTGTGCTAGGATCATAAATACATTCTACATAAGGACATGACTCCTCAATAGGAATCATTCTAAAGGTTTGATCTTCTTGCCAGGTTGTCTGGACAATTAACATAGATTTACTCATTGGTTTCAGATTTTGACAAATTTAATAAATTATCTTTTTCTATATTATTTAAATCAGCTGCTTCTAATATTAATGTCTCTTTGTCAATATCTGGTTTACTACATAATTCACCTACGGCAATTAGTAGATCTACTTCACACTTCAATAACTCAGCATAGTTGTCAAAATACTTTTCAGGTATCAAATAACTATGCATATAAGCATAGTTACCACTATACTTGTCAAAGAAGGCAAGTATCTTTTGCTTTAAATTCCTACTTAGTTGACTGTATTTCCCATCTAAAAAATAGAACCAGTCATCATTGAGATCTGAAAAATCAAATGTAAGAATAAGTTCAGACTTAACTTTTACGTAATCAAATAGTCTATTATGTTCTAGTAGAACATTTTTCTCAAATTTCTTATATTCTTCATCAGCTCTGCAATCATAAACACAAATCAACTTCATATCCTCAGAGTTGCAGTGTCCATCCCAAGCAACATAAGTTTCTTTAGGAACAACACTTACCCCTCTTTTTATTCCAAGAAGCGGATATAAAAACACCTTGGATTTTTGAAAGTACTTCTTATAAACAGAATTTAAAGCCATATTACTTTACAATTTAAAGTTACCCTTTGCTAAGTCATATGGTAGATCGTATCTTTTGTTACTGTAATGCCAATTGGCAATACTAATAATTTCTTGAAAATCTTCACCCCATATGCGCATAGTCTTGTCTGACACTTGAAACGGGTACACTAAGTTATATTTATCTATTACAATAAACGTAACTTTTATATCCCAAGTTTCCGCATCTGGTAAATCTTTTAAAAATTTATCCGCAGCTAATATAAAATAAATAGCTGCTTGTATCCAATATTTGTAATATTCAACACTATCAGGAAAATCTTGAATTGATTTACCACTAGTTTTTAAGTCATTAATAAATATTGTTTGGGAATCTTTATCAACTACTATGTTGTCCATTACACCGTGTAGACCAAATTTTAATTTTTCATGGTCCATTTTGTGATAGAACTCATTATAAACTTCTATATGAGTATCTTCATCTGTTTTGTCAAGTTGTAGTAATGCTCTAACATCACTATTTTGTTTCAGTATCTCTACTTGTACTTTGCAGCCATCCAAAGTAGGTTGATCTACTATTGTTTTATCTTGACTCTGTTTAAGGAATTCAAAGTATTCTTTGTTTTCTTCGGTAAGGATCTTATCTAATCTTTGCTGATCTGTTTTATAAGATTGATAAAGGTTAACAGTAAGTAATTCTGTGAGTATATCTTGTGAGTAGTCTTCCAAAGATAGTGAATCATTTTTAATATCCAAGTGTTTCTTAAAAATAGTATCAATAATCTTTCTTTGACTATCTGTAGGTATTTTTCCAGGCAATGATATAAAGTAATCATCATAATTATCAGGCTCAAACAACAGACAGTGCAGAACCCGCCCTCCTACAAGGTGCGGGTCTGTACTATCCTCTCTCTGGTTGAGCACATAATGATTATAAAACATTGCTGGAGAGTACAGTAGTTTATTTAAACCACTGTAACTAAAATAAAATTTCTTCTGATAAAATTTTTCCAATTCATCAGAACCAATCAAAGCCTTCTCCATTTTCATCTGTTTTAGTCTCTTCGGCCGAAGCTTCAGAGAGGTTGTTTTCTGTTATTTCTTCTGTCTCAGTTTCATTAGCATCTAAATCTCCCATTTCAACAAGACTATTATGACTTATTGTAAAATCCGGGTCAGGTTTTTCTACTAATTCTTCTTGTTTAACGTAATCATCAATTAACTTATAGTTATAAGGCATGTCTAACTCTTCCATTAATTCTGGTGATAAACAAATATCTTTTACTTTAAAACAAGCTGTATTACCACGAATCTTTATTTCTTCATGATAATTATCCATAAGAACATTTAAAGCTTCTACTGTTAATACATTGTTTTCTTTAAGCGATCTGACAATATCATCAAGTTCAGTATGCATAGAACTTCTACTTTTTCCTAAAAATGCAAGTAAACCTTTAAAGTTTACATGATTTTTAGTTCTACATTTTTCCATGTAATGATAATACTGTTTAAACAACATTTCTAGATACAGCAAACTATCTGTATAGTTACAATTGGCCATAATTTCCATAGCCAAAATTCTATTGTCATCATCAGAGCTCAGAAACATCTTGCTAATCTGATCAAAGACATCAGCATCTATTACAGTAGCATCATCTCCGTTAATATGAGCAAGTAATTCAGATTCATGTAAAATTTCAATATTCAGACTTTCTAGTTGAGAAATTAAATCATAGTTATCCTCATCTATTATTGAGTAGTATTTACTGTTACGCAATTTTGCTGTAAAGTCCTCATTTTTTCTTAATTCAGCAAAGCATTGAGACGGGTTATTTCTAAAATATCCTGCTACCTCATAATTAAAATAAAAATAATCATGTGTGTTTATGCTAATTGCTTCTTTTAATCTGTTTAAATAGTAATCATCACACTTACCTTCTGCTACAAGAAGATCGTAGAATTGCTGAACTAAATCACGATGTATACTATACATCCACACATTTTCTCTCATTTTATTTTCTGTACTATTTCCAATAAATGCGTGTGTAGCATTATCAAGACTACGGGTTACTTTAATATCAAAATTAGAGTTCAAATCTTTAAGTTTAACTCTTGGTATTGAAACACCTTTTAACAAGTACAGTTTGTCTCCTTTACTAGGAGTGTATGAATTAGAACTTTTATTAATTAAAGAGCCATTTTTACTCTCAACTATAAAACTTTCCAGTTCAATATCATCTACATATTTATTATCATAATCAGTAGTTATGTTTAATTTAAATGCACGTTCCATATTTTACTAATTAATAAAGGGGGAATTACTCCCCCTTTACATTTGTTTTTAATTAAAGTTTTGTTTCTTTAAAGTGGAAACCTTCTACGCTAGCTTTACTGTACAGCCATCTTCACCACCTTCTGATTCATCATCAATTTCTGGAATTTAACTTTATTTCCATTTACAATCTCTTTTATCATATAGTATTTAAGATCGTCAGTGAATGCTTCAGATTCAGTAGCAAGTTTACCTAATCTTTCTATGATAGGTTGGCCAATAGAACCATTTTCAGCTAACTTTAAAGAATAGTTAATCACACGAGTTGCAATCACACTAGAAATATCAGCTCTAAAATCATCATCTTTACCGACAGCATTAACTAATGTATTCATTACATATTGCTCATCCTTTTCTAGGATATCTTTAGGACTAATGATCTTATCTAATTTATTATTAATAAACATTGTAAACATAGAACTAAAATCCTCTCCTACAGAACCTTCACCAATCATTTGAATCAAAGGAAGCTCTTCATCAAACTTTTGAATAGAACTAATAGCATTAAAGAAAGTAGTGATAGATCTTGGATTTACTCTTTGAGTTACAAGTTCCGGATGCATCAACATAAAGTTAATACAACGACCATCAATATTTGCATTCTCTGCCCACTTAGCCCATACATCCGCATCATATTTAAGCTCTACTGAAATAAATCTAGTTTTCTGAGCAACATCAAGACTAGTAACATTATAATCACCATTATCTGGGTTAGTAGTTAAGATTACATGCCAGTTTTTTGGTAGAGCCCATGAAACATATTCTTGTCTATCAAGAATCTCCATAGTTGCTTGCATAAATCTAGCATCTGCACGAGTATAATCATCAAGGATTAAGAATCCACCTTCTCCTTTACCTTCAATCCACTCAGGTGCAGCATGTGACATTCTTTTAGATACAACTTTATATCCTTTTGCACTAGCTGCATTTATCTGAGATTCATTAATCCAAGTTGTTTTACCATCAGCATTTTGAATTTGAAATTCTTTAACTGGAAAACCAACAAGATCTCCTAATTCTTCAAGTTGAGATAAATTCAGCTTTACAACGTCCATTCCCAACTCTTTACCGAGTTGCATAATTGCAGAAGTTTTACCCAAACCAGCATCACCTTCTATATTAATCGCTACAGGTACTTTACCTTCTTTTTGAATATGCTGGTTATTATTAACCATGTGTTTAATAAAAGTTTTTAACTCTTCTACATTCAGTTGTGTTTGATTACTCATTTCCTTTTTCTTTTAGTTTTGTTCTTATTAAATTGTCTCTTGCCGGTAGTACTACATTAAAGTTACAAGCACTACAACATTTTCCTTCTTCTTTAACAGGAGAAGGGCTATGTCCACCTTTACTTTTAAATCTCATGTGTCCGATTTCAATTTCTTCAATCTCATCAAACTCTTTATCACAAATACAACAAATCATAATTCTAACTTAATTACTTTACCTGGTAAATCTTTATTCATATGTGACTGTTCAGATAACACCCATAATACATTACCACGAGGTTTTACACTCCAGCTACATTCACCATCAGTAAAATATACAAGACTTGTAAAATTCTTCAGATTAGCATTAAAATACTCTAAAACAGGATCGAAATAAGTACCACCACGACCCTTTACACTAAATTCTTCATATTTACCTTTATAAGGTTCAATAGAACGTATTTGAGTATCACATTGTACAATAGTAATATCTACACCGCATTTATAAATATGATGTATCTCATTCATAAACTCTTTAAGTTCACTATCACTTACAGATCCTGAAGTATCAATACCTAACAACATGTGTTGTCTCATTTTTACTTTAAGACCGGGATTATCAGAAAATCTTCTATTCTCTTTTCTTCTAATCTTTTTAGTAAAAACTTTTGTACTTACTCCTGTAAATCTTCTAATAAACCCTCTCCAATCAAATTTAGGTTTTACTATTTCTTTTATATGAATAACAGCATCAATTTCACCTGGCACAGTACCTCTTTTCTTAATAGTTTGTTCTTTAGCATCACTAAGAACTTTTTGTAATTGCTTTTCAATTAACTTTTTCTCAGCTTCAGGTAAATCTTCAAACTCCTCCCAAGTTCCGTGTTCGGGTAATTCAATCTCTTGATCTCCGTTCCCACTGCAAATAACAACTTGTTGAGTACCTTCGTTTAAAGCATCACAAACTTTATCAAAATTTGCATCATCGCAGGTTCCATTTTTATCATGATCTTCTTTAGCTTGTTTTAACATATCATAATAATATCTACAACCAGCTCTTTTATTAAGATTTAGATCCGGATAATCATTTATATTAATTCCACCTTCAGGTAACCAATTTTCATTAATATATTGATTGATTTCCATATCCATTGCAATATTTGCTAATTTCTTATCACTAAACATATTAAATGTCGTAAGATGTTGAAATGCAATATGCAATAGCTCGTGCTTTAATAAACCCATCTTGTGATCATCAGAAAGACTTTCCCAAAATTCTGGGTTAATTGCAAGTTGAAAATTTATATTATGTTTACTTACACCGGCAGTTGAAAGTTTATTACTCCACAACTTATTGAGCATAATAAGAAAGAACCCATAAAAAGGTTCTTTTAACATTAGCTCTTTACTAATTTTACTTAGACTTCTCTGCTTGTCCATTTTCTTTTAATTTTACATTTACTTCAAAGGCATCTGTTGGATAACCAATTGCTTCAAGCATTACTGACATATCCTTAATAAAGTACTCCATAAATATTTCTATGGAAGCATTTGATCCTTTTTTCTCAGTAATAAGACTTAATGTTTTTGGACCGCTTAATTTTTCAGAAGGTACGTGTTTTAATAATACTTTATATGCACTCAAACATCCTTCTTGCCAATATTCTAAGGGTTTATTAGAATACTTATATAGAACAATCAGTTCCCCTAGATAATTCTTATAATCTACATTTTTCAATGACTCAAATGCCATAGTATGATTATCTGAATCAGGAGATCTAAACATGTTCAACAAATTTTTAGTTTCTTCTTTATCAAAAACAATTTTATCCATCAGTCTTCAATTTTTAAAGTTTTAATCATCCATTCTTTAGGACTATTAATATTATCAACCCATTCTTTTGCAGAAGGAATATGATTATTACAATCTTCTTTTACATGTTGCTCACCAACATATCTTGTATATACAATACGATCATCAGAGTTTCTAAAGGATTTTCCAAATATCTTTTCACATTCAAATATACCTTCACTGTGATGTCTGAACATTCTATGTTTACTATGACCTATCCAAGCCTTAGTTTCATCAAACCACTCATGAATATGAAGATAATCTTCTACAGATCCTCCCCATTTACGAACAGATGATTTTGCATGTACAATAGGATGTGCCATTTTAATCACATTTATCAATTAACTCACCTTCATGATAATAATCTTCTATTTGAGTATAACGCACATTATTATATATCTTATACTTTCCAGATGGTACTAATATGCATAGATTACCATAACCACCATCATTATTCCACCAATCTTCTATAGTATCAAGAAGTTGTGAGCTTGCAAAATTTTCTAACTTATCCCAAATTTCAGGATTTTCACTTTTTATATTAGTAGCAGTAGATAACGTTGACCATCCAACTACTTCATTTAAAATTGTATCAAATGCGATATCTATATCATCTGATAATTCTTGAGTTGTATACCACCCTTCTTCAATACCACCGCTATCACCACTACCTTCATAATATATGTTTATTCCGGTAACACCTAATTGGTGCAATTCTAAAAGAACTGCCATCATTTCTGTTTCTTTCATAACTATTCTGATTTAAACTTATAAAACTTACCTAGTATGTTTCCATTTAGGTACTCTTCTTTTTCTAAAACCTCTCTATTAAACTGATATTTTGTTTCATAATATGTCAACTCTGTTTTAGAGTAACATATCCTGATCATATATCTTTGAATAGGGATATTATTTTTGTGAGCTTCTTGTAATACTTTATTACTGCTATAGTAGTTTTCATAACTTGGTTTTGATACCATAGTGTATTTTTTAGCTCTTTTATCTTTCATTTGAGCAAGAGCTTTTTTACCAAACTTTTTTTTTCTTACAGAAAAAAAGTTCTTTTTACCTATGTATCTAACCACTTTACCATCAACTATAGCTTTCATTTCATACACAAAGCCAACAGCTCCTTCAGGAATCATATCTTCCGTAAACTCCTTACCTTTATACAACCAACTCATAAAATACTTTTTAATAATTTGAATACTTCATTTCTAACCACTTCTAAACCGTGATCTTTTACTGAATCTGACAGATCCTTTGATAGTTCTAAATTAATGTAATCAAACCCATATTGAGTTTTGTATTTTTTAGCTGATTTTAGACCAGGCTCGTCATTATCAAACAGTATAATAATCTTACTAAACTTATCTATATAAGGTTTCATAAAACTCTTTGATATCATACTGTTCTCACTATCTGGAGCTATACATTCTACATTACCAATACCTAATGTTTTAAAACACATTAGATCTTTTAAAGAAGAAAGAATAACTAAATATTTACTTTCAAAAGTAACTTGATCAGAACCTTGTATATAATCTCTAACTTTAATAAACTTGTTATCTTTATTTTTAGGAGTATATATTTTATACAAAGACCCGTCTTCTCTAAAATAACCATATATAAAATTACCTTCAATAGTTATTGAGTCTAATACTCTACCTTCATCTTCTTTAACCATAGTATAAAAAGATAAAGGATGAACATTGTAATCTTCTAACATTGCAGAAGTTAACTTATACATTTGCCAATAGGACTTATCTAATGTTGTCCAATGTCTAATTTCAAAATCAGATACAGCATATTTACTTTGAGGTTTATATTCCAACGGTATATATGAATTGTTAGATATAAATTCATTGTAGTCATCCATAATTTTAAAGGATGCCTTACCTCTACTAGATAGGTTGAATAAATACATAACTAAATTTAGACCGTCACCACCATATCCTGAAGAAAAATCTTTAAACTTATATCTACCAGCATTATCGATGTAGATACACATAGAGGGTACTTTATCTTTACTACTAAATACAGATTTGATTTTTAAACTTTGACCAGAAAGTCTTTCCCCAAGATTTAAATAATGCTCAAATACCCATTCTCTAGGTATATCATTTAGATCGGAAATTATTTTTTTTGTTGAAATCATAGACTAAAATTTAAAGTTTAGAGGGGAATCACTATGATCCCCCTCTTATCTTTATTTAGTCTAGAGAGAAATCATTTGAAGTTGTTTTACTAAAATCATCATTTCCAAAACTTTCTACATTTTTGTTTTCAAGTTTTTTCAGATGTTTAGCTTCGTCATAAATTATAACTTTTCCACCTTCTATTTCACCATAAGCATATTTTCCTTTATCTGCTTTTGGTAACCACATGTCGTAATTAGTATATCCTGTTTTCCCAACATACTCTTTACCGGCAACACAATATTCAAGATATTTATCTTTAAACGGTGCCTCGTCATTAAATGCTTTAACAAAATCTTCAACAGTTTCGTGTTGATTATGTTGCGCAGTCATCCAATCATTAATACCTAATGTGTTACACAGGTTTTGTAAAAATATTAAAATAGATCTATCTCTCTGAATTTTAATACCAGATTTTGTTTCACCATCTGCAAATGCATATTGACTTGCTTTTACTCTACCAATTTGTCCTTTATAATGACCAGCATCTGGATTATCACGATCAATTGAAAAACCTTCAAATCCATCAATTGGTTTAGTTTCTACATGCAACATCAAATGATATGCATTATCAATAAACTTAAACGGATCTAAGGTAACACTATTAATTTTTAATATGTTATTGCCTGGACTAATTGTTTTAGGTAATCCTGAACCTCCTCCTGCACTTAAACCTTCTGTACTTAAAGCCATACTTTTTTTACTTTTTAATTATTAAACAAAAACTTTATCCCATGATGTCTTAACAACACCATCAATCATTTCGGTAATTACTATTTCTTCATTACGTAAATGCTCTGGTCTAGCACCACACGTAACTTCATCATTAGTTTTAAAACTAAGAATAGCTTGATTACCTTTTCTATACATATATCCAATTGCATCTGCTTGCGCACAAATTAAAGACTTAATCTTACCTGTAAGATCAATGTTTGCAGCCATAACCATTTCTCCTTTATCATCAACAACTTTGTCTTTGATATGTCCAGATAAAATAATTGTGGGTGCTAATGTATCAATAAAATCTAATACTTGGAAAAATGCTTGTCGAATATACAAATATCCAGCACCATTAGGCAATGTAGTTACATTATCACCACTATAATTTTTACCCATTGGTGTTTGTCGGTAAAGTTTTACTGCTAAAGGCATTATCATTTCTTCTAATGCTGTTACAGTATCTACAGTTACATATTTATATGGTTTCCCGGCTTCTTTTATTGCTTTGCCAGCATCCAATAATGTTTGTAGATCAGAAATAGGAACTTTTAATGCTTCTACATATTCAGCTCCGTTTTCCAAATCAAGTATTAAATTATTCTCAAGGCCTGCAAATGCAGTTGTCTTACCTGTTTTAGGTTTAGAATAAACTAATAATCTTTTTGGATTGACTCTTTGAGCTTTTACTTTTTTTGTTGGTAATACTATTGTACTCATTTTATTTTATGTATTGTACTTTCTAAAACACTACTTAAGTTAGATATCTCATGACTCAACTTTAGTAGCACACTTTTTAAATCAGATGTATCTTCAGATTCTTTTTTAGGTGCAAATTCTTCTTCAAAATCAGGAAATAAACTAACAGATTTTTGTAATTCTGGAACAGCTAATTCCTCTTCTTCTTTTCTTTTTTCATATAAAGAATAACTGATCTCTTGACCACTTTTTAATACTACTGCCATTTCATTTACCGGAACCAAATATTTTTTATCTGGATTTCCTTTGCTATCATAACCTTCAATAATATCATATTCTTCATCATAATAAGGATTATACTTAAGCTTAAATAATTGTCTATCTTCATTCATAGGTACCATATCTTTGGCACTATTTCCGTCATCATAAACATTATCATAAAACTCAATGTAGATATCCTCTTCTTTTTTCAATTCCCATTCAAAGAATTGACATTGTCTACCAAATTTACCTTTCTTAAAGAAAGCCGTTTTAATTGTAAAGAATGGATCAGCAATTCCTATTGCTTTAAAAGTATCCATGTGTTGCATGTAAAACTCTCTTTCTTTGTCTTTTCTTAAATTACCCATTTTCGCATTTAATTTATACCATTGTTTTAATTGTTTCTCTCGCTGGAGTATTCATTTCTATTATTCTCATAGTAGTTCTGTCAAGTTTAAAGAAACTTGTACGAGTTGTGCCATTTCTAGATTTAAGAAAATGAAATACCAATGTATCCGGATCTTCAATTATAAACTTTTCAGGTCCGTATTTTCTTAATTTTCTTACAGATGGCTTATTAATTCCCATAACTACATCTGCGTGTTGTAACAATGCATCTGAACCATAAATATCTGAGTCTAATACATAATTTCCATATGTACCTTCTATCTGTCGTTTAGGATCATCAATATTCCTATTTAACTGACTTAATACTACAAAAGCAACTGGATATTTTTTCTTCATCATTGTTAAAGCTTCTCCTAAAGCACCTAACATTCCAAACTTGTCTTTTTGACCTACGTCAACTCTAAATAAAGCTGAGTGGTCAATAGTAACAAGCATGTTAGGATATGATCCATCCGGTCTTTTTTGTCTCTCAAGTTCATAATGAATTGTAGCACACATTTCATTAACCGTACACACATCATAAATAACATTTACTATGTCACTTTTAGCACTTTCATGATAATACTCCACACATTTTTGGTAAATATTTTTATCTACCAATTTACCATCTTTACTCATTAATGTATTATAATCAGCACCTGTAATCAAACCAAACTTTCTAATTGCGCTAGTCTCATCTACCATTTCCATTTGGAATTTAAGAACTCTAAATACTTGATTAGTATTATTCTTAATAATGTCAGAAACTAACTGATCCATAAAAAGTGTTTTACCAGTACCAGGTCTTGCACCTACTACAGTAATTGTTCTCCATTCAAGCCCATCACAAAAAGCATCATTAAATTTTGGCCAAGCACTAACTAAAGAAGGTAACTTACCCTCTCTTCTTGCCTTCATTTTTCTAAGACCTTTTTCTAAAGCTTCTCTTTCACTAACTGGTAATAAGTGTCTTGCACCATCAAAAAGTCGAGACATAGTCTTTATTTATACAATTAATTCTTCAAACGGATTTTCATCTACGTCGGGGGTATCATTTAGGAATTCACAATACGTAGCTAAATCTGAATCCCAGGACTTATCTAAATTCTGTTTTCTTAAGAAATAACGAGAAGTCCTCATATAATCATAATTTTTAGTTTCATATTCATTTATATATTTCTGTGTTGCAGCAAATATTGTCTGCCAGTCATAATCATAATTCTCAAAAAACCATCTAAAAGATCCTTCTAAACTTTTAGCAGGTACTCTAGCATATTTACCAGAGGATAGCTTCTTATTAGGGAAAAGTTTTACATATGCATCAATTTTCTGCATAAAATTATCTCCCATTAAGTCCTTAGATGTCTTCTTTTTAGATTTCTTAAAATACCCATCAATCTTGGTTATAAAAATAAGACTTTTGTCTGTCAATTGCAAATTTTCTGTTAACCAGTTTTGATTGATCAATCTTTGTGTTTCTAAGTTTTTATTCACTAATTTATTAGGAACAATTTTCTCTTTTATACAATACAAAACATAGAAAGAATTTGGAGTTAATTCTTTCTCAATCAATAAATTAAATATTTCAGTCATCTTTACCACTCTATATGTTTACCATTTAATTCGTTAGATAACCTAGATACTTTAGTAAATAAATTATCACAATCCCATTGAGAGCCGTTATAAGCAGCAGAAGCAGGGTGTTTAACGAAAAACTTATGATTATTGTCATTAGTAAGTTCAGACCATCCTTCAGCTTTTTTACCCATGTAGACATAAATTAATCCGGTATTATAGCTATTTAACCAATCAAGTAAGTAAGCAGTAAAAGGTTTCCATATATCATAATGACTACCTATTTTACCTACTTCAACTGTTAACGCTGTATTTAACATAAGAACACCTTGATTAGACCATCTTTTTAGATCCGGATCAAAACTATCGTACTGTGTTCCATTTAACTCTTTAAACATATATCTTAAAGATGGTTGTAATTTATTTGTATTACTACAGCTAAATGCAATACCATCTGCAACTCCTAATTGAGGATACGGATCTTGTCCAATCATAACAACTTTTAAATCATTATAAGGACATTCTTCAAATGCTCTAAATACTTGTTTAAGAGGTGGTGTAAATCTCTTGTCTATTTTAGTTAACTCCCATAAGTCTGTAAGAATCTTATCAAAATCTGAACTAAATATAAAAGATTTAAAAACTCTATCCCAACCGCTGGGTTTTAATTTTTCAAACAATTTAAGTTTAATTTTTTCTAAATCCATATTTTTATTATTTTTACCTAAAATTAATAATCATGATTAAAGTAAAAGAGTTAAAAGACGATGCAATTTTAGATATAAAAGTTAATAAAAGCTTTTATTTAATGGCTAAAGCTGCATCTTTTACTATTCTTCAAAATATGAAAATAGAAGATAAAGGTGATGAATATTTCAAACAAATAATGAATGAAAAATATGAAAACCTTGATAACTCTCAACGATCTTTTTATACTATAATTCTTTTACTTGCTGAAATTGAAAAACAAGCTACTGAAAACAATCTCTTTATAGAAAGAGAAATTCCTGAACCTGGTGATGAAGGTTATGTAGAACCTACTGTTCAAGAAGATTCTACTGAAGATTCAAATTAAAATAAGTCTTTCCTAGATCTATACAAGCTTCAATAGCTAGCATCAATTCGTGTTTACTACAATCAGCAAAAGATTTATCCTTAAGTCCAGATTCTTCTTTGATAATATTTTTCATTTCTTCAAAAGTATTACCAGCTTCTTTTGCTAGTTCTCTAATACACGCATGTACTTTTGCAAGTTGAGCTGCACTTTTATCTCCACTAGCTAGATCTAAATACATTTCAACTTTTTGCCCTTCAGATATTTTATCTAAAAATATCTCATAAGCAAGTTTGTCTTGAGGACTATCAAAAACAAACTTTCCATTTTTCTTTATAAATTTTCCACTAAACATTATTCACAAATTATATTATCTAAAAGTTCTAAAAATTAATTAAATGTTGTTATCTTCATTTTTGTCTTGGTTTAATTCTTTTTGTAAGCAAATTAATTAATGCTTGAACTTCTTCAAATTTTGTAAATATTATCTTAGGATTTGCTTCTAAAAATTCTACTGACCATTCTCCATTTTCTACTTCATCATTAGCAGAAGTAATAAAATCTACCCCATCCACAATTTTGTAGACATAATAGTAGTATGGATTAGGTTCTTCAGATTCATCTCTTCTTTCAAATCCTAATAGTTGTACTTCTTTTTCAGTCATCTTTGTTTTGATTTTTAGTTAGAGTTTTAAGCCTTTCATTAAATATTATCATGACTTGATCTCTACCTCTTGTTATGCTTTTTAATGAATCAGTGTTTCCTACCATATATAATTGATAACACAATTCTTCCAATGTTTCTTTACTCATCTTTGTTTTGATTTAATCTTGGATATAATTCTTTTAAAGTATCTCTAACACGTTCATCGTTGATTGCACTTTCCAATTGTTTAATATAGGTTAGAACATATTCATCAACGGGGAAATGTTTATATTCTGTTGGAGATATTTTTACTGAAACGTAGCTACTCATCTTTGTTTTGTTTTAAATATTCATTCCATTGCTCTTGTTTTCTTCCATTTATGAAGAACCAACCTAAATTTAATTCAAACCATTTAATTATTTTTTTCATCTTTGTTTTTCTTTAATAAATTTAAGTAGTGTTAAGTCAGAGCAGGTTTCTGCTTATTCTTTTTTTCCATAAGAATAAGCCACACTAACTGATTAACTTAACACTGTGTATTAGGCTCTCCGTCTTCTCTATTACCAAGAAGATCTCATACACTTTGCTCCTTCAGTCACCATTGGGTTGCCCATCTGTCTCCACGCTTAACAAGAAAATTCACTTATTTGGTAAGTCCTACCATAATAAGCCACTTCTACTACGCTTCCCAGACCTTAACATGACATTGCCATCCCGAAGGTCACACTTAAATACTTTTTACAAAATCCCTGTTTTGGTAAATACTATTTTACATGTCAGGAAATATATCATCAAATTTATTTGCCATCCTTTCATCTCCAAAAAGCATTGCAACCAATCCTAAGCATAGAATACTCAATATCACCATTAACAACACCATGATCATACCACCAGCAAGCTTCAGTAAAAATTCTCCTGCTGATCCAGATTCTAAGAGCTTAATTGCTCCCCATCCTATTCCATATATTACTGCAATGTTGCAGATCATCCAGGTTAAATAACCCATTCCTAATAATATCTTCTTTAATTTTTCCATAACTACAAGTTTTCTTCTACAATTTCAATTAGTTTTCTAAGACAAGCGTCTTGTGCTTCTTTGTCAGACTTTTCGTGTCCATCAAATGAAGTCTTCTTCCCATCAATATAATCCCACATCCAATCAGTTCTAACACCTTCTTTATGATGGGTATAGGTATGAAACCTAGCATCAATGTTATACTTCTCTCTAAACCATCTAAACGCTTGTTGATATAGTGGGGCAAGAACTTGTCCTTCATCCTTAAATTCAGAGTAAGATATTCCTACAATACCATACCCTAACAACGTGAGTGTTTCTTTATCTCTGTAGTGAGCTACACAACTTTCATCAAATCCCAACTCCTTCATAGCTAATGCTATATCATACGGTACAAATTCTTTTTCCATAACTATAAGTTTTCTTTATTTAACACCAATTAATTTTATTGCATTTAACCACACATTTTTAAACCACCATAGATAGGGCTTTTGTGTCCAATGAACATTAGTTGTGCCTTCATTCATAACCGTCATAGGAAATGCTAATAGCATTATTGGTAATATAGGGAAGAATACAATTATCATTAGCGGTAATGCTAAAAAGGAGAAGTATAAAAATCCCATTAAGTAAATTGTTATCATCTTCATAACTACAAGTTTTCTTTAATCATAATCTACTTCGTGAGAAACGTAATCAATGTCAACTACTATTGCGTGGTCAGACATAGCACTTTTAAATTCCTCAATAAAATTCATTGTTGATTCTCTTGTGAATCCGTTTTCTTCCCAATGTTCTTCAAGTAATTTTCCAATCTTTTCTTCCATAACTACAAGTTTTCTTTAATCCATTGTTCACATTCTTCTTCACTCATTGAGGTTTTAAATGGCTTACCGTCTATAGTAGCATAGTTAGTCATAAAATACCATAAGCTTTCCTTACACTTATCAAGTTCAGACTTCTCCTCAACCAAACTAACAGCTAGTGTTCCGTCTTGGTTTAGTTTTGGTTTATCAGGCACAATATAGTTACACTCATAGCCCAAATCAGTCCCTTTTTTAAGCTTTGTTAGATACTCAACCTCTACTTCATCAAATGGCTTTTTAACATAGGCTTTTATGATGTGTTGGGATATAAATGCAGGATAATATTTCCCTTCATCCTGTGCTTCCATTGCCGAATATCCATACGGTAATAACTCAGCATCAGTTGTGGCTATGATTTTTCTTTGAATCTTATATGCTTGACCATCTGCTCTAGCTTGGTCCAAAATCCATTCACCATCTACTCTGCCATTAGCTCTAAAAACAACCCAATCTCCTTTATTGATCTCTTCATCTGAGAGTATGTAGAGATTTTTTTGGAATCCGTTAACCTTTTCTCCGTAGGTATATTCTAATTCTCCTTTGTTACTGAGAACAATACTTGACCAATTCTCACTTGGAAGCATTATTATTTGATGTTCTTTTTTCATATCTTATACTTTGGTTTAATTACTTCGTTGTAGTATTGTTCAGCACCATAAGGTTTCAACCCCATTTTGTCATAATTTTCGTGGTCTTGTCCTGCTCTGTAACATTCAACACAAACCTCTTTAATCAGTTTCTCTCTTTGTTCCTTTTCTTTGTTTAGGAGTTGTTGTGCAAATTCAGATAAAACTTCAGCAAGACAGGCTTTAGGATTAATATCATCTATAACTGTTTGAAGCCACATTTTTACGTCTATATTTTCAAGCCATTTATTAGCTTCCTCTAATGGTGTTTGTTCTTTGCTCATCTTTTTTATTTTATGAGCCGCATGAGAGACATTCATCATCATCATCAAGCTCTGGATTATCTACTATCTCAGGGTTTAGTAACTTCTTTAGTTCATATATCTGCTGGTGTGTCTGCATGTCTTCATACAGATCACCAGTTAGTTTGCTCTTTAGTGCCATTATCTGGGCATTTATGTCTTTTTCTTTACTCATTTTTTCTTTTTCTTTCCACTTTTTTCAAGGCATTTTTTGCATACCCACACACCCATATCTTCCATTTCTGAAACAGGCTTTATTTCACGACATGAGTAGCAAGGTTTTTTCTTCATTGTACTAATGAGTTAAAGTTAACAATACCTATTCCTATAAAAATTTGTTTTCTATATTTTCCCATTTTCTTTTTATTTTATATAATCCTCTATAGATTTAGCATTTGGATTATATCTCATTAATCTATATGAAGTAGTTTTACTACCTACATGTTCATTACTACCCCATACGTAAAAATATAATGTTCTACCCACCCCGGTTATTTCCATATATGGTTCAGATAAAACATTTCCTTTTTTATCAAAGGACCAATTATTTAAACCTAATTGAATAATTTTATCTCCTAGTTTAAAAGGAAAATATTCAGGTTTTCGAGATATAATAAACTGATATATCTGATTCTTTAAGTCAGATTGTCTCTTTTTTATCTGGCTCTTCTCCATTGTCTTTGTTATTTAATAAGTCAACACCTTCTTTATAAAATTCAGATTGATACATGTAAGCATGATTAATAACTCTGTCAACAAAATCTTCCAGGTTTTTAACTTTTTGATTTTCTAAATAATTATCAGATTTTATAAAAATCTTAACTCTTAATAATGCATCTATAACACCTGCTGTATATTCATCAGGATATCTAGCACATTTTGCTATTTGTTCATCTATATACTTTTCTAAAGTTATTTTTGTCATATTAATCTATTTTTGATTTATGAAAATCCTCTAGTTTTATAATATCTTTATCGTACTTAATATGATCATAAAACTTATTTTCTTTTGTATATAAATTACAATCTTTAATTCTTTGCTTTCTTAATTCTAAAATACTTATTGCAGCTAGATAATTATTGTCTTCATCTTCACTTTTTAACATACTTATAATATTATCTTTTGACTTTTCATTTAGATAATTAAAATTTATTAAAAGATTAATTTCAGCTAAAAATATAAAAGGTTTAAAATCACCTTTTTTTGTTCCAGAATGATACATGTACCATAAGTAAGCTAAGTTACTACCAACATATGTCTCTAATTCAGAACAAAGTTTAAAGTGCTCTTCACATATATCTGCAATAAGGTTTTTGATCTTTTTATCTTTAAAACCTTTTACCATAATTAAAAAATATAACGTATTGTATTCCAGGGAATATACTTATCATGCAGTTTAACCCATTGTTCTATAAACTGTGGCTTATAGTTATGATCATATCTTAAATTTTTACCACCATATTGTGATATTTTAGATTCTTGAAGTTTTGGATTCCAAAGTAATTCTTCTCCTGGTAAATTATTATGGAGATTATACTTATGCTTATCTTCATTATGAGTAAGAAATATTACTTCGGCTTTGACATTATTATTATCCCAACCAGAACAATAAGCAATTGTACCAACATCTTCAAATAACCTTTCATAATCTTTTAACCATCCATCATAAACTACAACCGGACTAAAATTTAAATGAACTTCATACCCAGCATCTAAAAAATTAGTTACAGCACCTAATCTTTTTTCAATAGATGCTGTAGCTGGTTCAAGTTTCCTTCTAATTTTTTCAGGCATAAGACTAAATCTTATTCTGATCTTACCTTCTGGATTAAAGCTTAAAAGCTTTTTGTTTACATATTTAGTAGCAAACGATCCCATAGCAAGTGGGTGATCTTTAAAAAAGTTAAAAATCTTTTCCCACTCATGATACTTTGCGTGTAATGCAAAGTCTTCATTACATGATATATCATAAGTAATAAATTCTCCTGTTTGATTTGGCTTGTCCACATCAGCAAACCAACAATGAGAGTTAATCTCAGTTAATATATCATTAGTATTTGTAGCTATACTTAAACCATCAGGTTTATGTCTTTTCATATAACAATAACTACAATTGTACAAACACCCGTGCCCAAAACTTGGAGAAATAAAATCTGTTGATCTACCAGAAGGTCTAATAACCATAGACTTTCTAGTAGTTTTAATTACCTTGCTCATTATTAATCCTCGTCTTCTTTGTGGACACGTTTAGATTTTCTTTCGGCAAACTCCATCTTTTTAACTTCTGAAGGATTATTCTCTTTCCAATGTTGTAATCCAATATTTGCCATCTTTTTCTCATATAATTCCCATTCATAAATCTCTAATTCTTTCATTCTAGCAGCATCTGCTATAGTTAATTCTCTTGGTATTTCACCATTATTTGCATTACAGATTTCTATATATAAATCTTTCATTCGTCCCATACTTTCAATGTTTTATCAATTAATTCTTTAATTGTAATTCTTACATCTTTATGTCCTCTCAACCATCCAGCAGCTTTTAATCTCTTATAAGTTTTTCTGTCAATTACTAAAGATATATTGACATTTTTTTTTGTCTTATTTTCTTTTTCTACAATTTCAGAGTATTGAGCAAAATCAAATGGATACTGTGTTGCTAAAACATATACATTAGATTTATATTTAGGGTCATTACATAGATTTAAAGGTAGTTTTTTATTATAATGGATTGTATCTCTATTATAACCAGTTAATTTAGCTACCTTATGTTCTGTAATACCGAATTTATGTATAAGAATGCCAATCAAATAACTTCTTTGATCTACTAATACTCTTTTTCTGGATTTTTTGTTGATTTTTGATAAAGATTGAACTACTTCTTCAATAGTATAATCTTTCATATTTTACTGAGATCTGCGTCTTCTTCTTTAGAATTAGTTTCTTCTAATTCTGTTAAAGTTTCAAACATTTGTTTTACTGTTTCTAAAATTATCATTGGCTCAATAGGTCTAAATCTTTCAGCATCATAATATTCATAAGGAAATGATTCATCTGTAAGTTCTATTTCTTCTAATTTATAACCTATTTTACCATGCTGTAAACCCATTCTATCTATTTGATACACTGTATAAATTTCACCTTCTTGGATCCATTCATTAAGTGCTATATTTTCTGGTTTACCTTCTGAATTAATACATATAACTTTCATGACTTTCAATTTCAGTTATAATTCCAAGATTTTCTAGTTCTTCTTTTATTTCTAAGATTTCTAAAAAATCACTTCCCTCTTTAATTACACATTTACCATTATTATTTGTAATAACAGCACATTGTTCTGCTTGAAGAGGGTGATGATTACAAAATTTTATTAATGATGCCATTATATATTGATATGTATGAATATTATCGTTATATAAAACTAGCTTATGTAAATTTGAATTAATCATATACTTATAATATACGAAAAAATTACAGGGTTAATATAAATTAACCCCGTAATCCTTCCATAAAATTTTACTTTGATCAAAGCTTTCTAAAGACTCTTTAACCCACTTTTCATCTATCGTATTCATATAACAAAGTATATGTACAATAGCTTTATCATCTGGATTTAACCTTAAAAGTCTACCAATTCTTTGACTTGCTTTTCTCTCATTACCATATGAGTGCATTATAATACCCTGTTTTAAATTAGGAATATTAACACCCTCACTTAATTGTAATACACAAGATAACTTGGTTATATTACCATTTTTAAATGCAATAAGATTATCTTCTGAATCTGGATTATTACTGTGATAACTATAATCACAAAGTTTATCTGCTTGAGCTTGAGTATTAGCAAATACAATGCATTTTGTAGGAATATTCTCAAGTAGTTTTTTAGTATACTTCTCTTTACTTGGATATTCCATCATTGCTTTCATTCTCATAACTCTAAGCATGTGCATATTTCCAGATCCTACATCAATTCTACGTGACCAGTAAGTATAGTTTTGTTCTTCACTTGTCATCCAAGCTTTTCTATTTTTCATTTTAACAAGATAATTCTTGTCAGTAGATAAACTTATTTGATGTACAATTATTTGATAATCATTTAGTATTTTATTTTCTACAGCATCATCGGCCTTAAATGTATAAACGACCGGGCAAAACTCACTAACTAATCTACCTTTTTCAGAATAACTTCTCTTTGGTGGTGTACCAGTTAAACCAAGTACCTTACCTTTATATAGTTGTAAAAATCCTCTATGATTATCTAATAGACTATGACACTCATCTAAATAAACTGCATCAAAGTCTTTTGGATCATGTTTATTTAAACTTAAATAGGTAGTGAACACCATACGATTCAACAAATGTTCCATACCAAATTTTTTGGCATCATCTTTCCAAGATTGAAATATAGATTTTTTAGGTGCTACGATTAAACACTTCATTAAAGAAGTAGTGTTCTTGTCTATATGTTTTAAACCAACTAAAGTTTTACCAACACCTGTACCTAACACTATTCCACATCTTTGTCTATTATCAGTTGCAGCTAATGCTTCTAATTGAACTTCATCTTTTGTCATAATGTTTAAATTATTTTAGCCATTTCATTGTTCTAGCATCTGCAGGATTTGCATGAATCCAATCATGACAATTCCTACACACTGGTAACCAGGTGCTTTGAACTAAATAAAACGCTTCTCTATTGCTACCAGCATATGTATGATGTACATCAGTTGCACTATTAGTACAACCATTTACATTTACAGTACATAAGTGGTTTTCTGTGAGATATCTTTGTCTTAATTTAAGATATTCTTGATCTTTCTTTTTTCTTTTAGAAGAGACCTGAGGGATTTTAGATTTTTTTGGTTTCTGTGTAACATCTGAATTTTTTTGGCAACTCCAGCAATACTTACAGTATCTAAATCCCTCATGGTTCTTCCATATAACGGTCATTTTATTACAACCATCACACTCTTTGAGTTTTGTTTTCATTTTTTAAACTTGGCAATCTAACAGGTTCTTCTTTTAAACTTAAAAAGTTTTTAGGAAGTATTCCGTTCTCTATAAAGATACTAATAATATCATCTTTTGTCAATAGTAAATCTTTAAAAGTTAAACTATTTCTAAAGTTTTCATCAGTATCTGTCAACTCTGCTAACTGCTTTGTTAATTTAGAGTTTGGGAAAAAATATTGAAAAATATCATTGCTATATGCAATAGTAACTTTCTGTTTTGCAATATTTAAAACCCCCTGTGCTCTACGATGAACTGTTCTGATCCTGTGTTTTTTTCTTTCACACATTTTCTCTAGTTCATCCTTTTCAATACTACTTAATCCATACAGAGCTCTTTTATACAAGTAGTTCTGATATTTTGAGTATTTATCTTGTTCATACTGCATATATGTTTTACCACTATGCAATTGGTAATGTCTTACCTGCTTTTTTAACTTTTCCATTTTAATCATACAATTAAATTAATAAAACAAAAGGGGGCTATACACCCCCTTTTTATTAGATATATTATAAGTTATTCCAACTTTTATACATTAAAGTCTGCTCCAGCTGCACTTTGAATGCCTTCAGAATTAGCTTTTGTAGCAGCTTGATATGCTTCACGTAACTGTTCAACATTATCGTGCTTAACCAATGTGTCAGTTAAACTACCATCAAAACTCATTTTAGTTCTTCGGTAAATAGGTAGTCCTCCTAAAGTACAAACAATACCAGTTTCACCAGCAATTTTCAAATCTCTATCTGGATTTTTCTCATTGAATGGTTCTAGTGATTCTTCTACAATGATTTTACCATCAAGTTCTTGTCCTGCAAAGAACCCTGATGCTTTTAACTCATCAACTGTACCCGGAATCAATGCTGAAATTGGTTTTCTACGCAAGAAACCATTATCATCAATCATTGTTCTTACTTGTTGAACACGGAGATATCCGTACTCAGGATTGTTTTGTGAAACATTAACAACAGCTCCTGTTGTTTCATCTGCTAATACAACTACTTTTGAGTTCATAATCTTAAGTTTTAATTAATAAATAAATTGATTTTTGAGTGTATACTATATCCTTAATTACTCATGTTAAGGTAAGTAGTAGTTTAAATTCCGGACTATAAACTACGTATCCAAATTATCCGATAAATCTACAATGTCATCAAAAGGATTGTCTGATGCATTATCTTCTATGTCTTCATCGTTCATAGAACTGAAGTCATAATATTTTTCTTTACTGTTTTTTTTGACTGCTGATCCTGAAAACGGATCTCTAATATGCTCCCCATAGTCTAATGAAATTAGATATTGAATATCTTCTTCAGTTAGACTTAAATACTCTTCTATTGAGAGATGTATGATTTTCCCATTTGGAAGCTGATAAATCATTATACATAATAAATATGCAGATAAATATATGACATTTAAAGTAATATACTTAAACAAACAAATATTATTTAATAATATATAGCTAACAATGAAAACAGGGAGATGTTAAATCCCCCTGTTTCATTTATTCGGAAAAGCATATCACAGATACACTATCTTAAAATTCTTCTATTTCTGTTATTTCTGCAAATTTAACACTGGTTGTTGCTGTAACCATTTCTCCATCATCTAAAACATTAGTATATTCAATTCTGTAATTAACATAATCGTGATAACCACGAAATTCTGCAATCTTAACAGGAACATTATCATCTTGATCCGCAAATTTTTCCTTAATTAACTTTTCATTAGCCTCATATCCTAAAGAAGCAACGGGAACTTTACATATAGTACCGTTTAATAAAACTTTAGGTAACTTATTACCTGGAATATTTAATTTAAAAAGTCTTTGAACAGCATCACTATGCTCGCATATTAAAGGAGTAAATAATTTTACAAGCTCTTCTTTGTTATGATGTTTAATCATTTCTGATAATATTTTGGCAACATCTGTATCTTCATATTCAACTCTGATATTCATATTTAACTATTTAAGTGCTTGTAATCTTTAATTTTTTGCAGCAGTTCTTCATTAAAACTTGTGAAGAATTTTTTATCAAACTGTCTAATATTTACATGTTTTCTATAAACATTGGGATAGACTGTTCTACCCACTCCAAATTTTACAGGATTATCATTTATATCAACTAAATTGACATTAAAGTCAAATCCTAATACAGAAGTAATTATATTATTATCCATATCTTAAATATTAAAAAGGTAAATCTTCGTCATCGTCAGGAATAACTTCATAAGATCGAAAAGAACCTTCTAAACCCTCATAAATTTCTAATCTATTTTTATATATAGAATAGTATTCTTTACTAAGACTTTTTCTCTCTTCGTGAGAGAGGTTTGTAGGAACTTTTTTGTCAATACTTAATGCTATTCTGCTTAAATTTATAATGTCAGAATCAAGTCTTCCATTAACTAATATCCATCTAAGCATACGATTAACATCTTCAGTAGCTTCTAAAACTGTTCTTAGATCTTTACCTGGTAACCATGCTCCACATGTTAAGACCTCAGTAAATAAATTAGAATCTATATTTAATCTTTTATAAGGTTGATTCTTGCAAAATTCAGCAACTAATTCTTCATTAGAATTAACTTTACCTTTAGCAATTTTATTTAAAATTCTGTTATTGATCATAACTTGTAATTGATTTTGACCATGTCCTTCCCCCAACCAAGGTGCAAATTGAGATATAATATCAGTTTTTACACTATGTTCTAAATTACACAATCTTTTACCAAACCAAATCTTTAGAGTCTGCTTTTGCTTATCATAAGTGGCTCCGTCATGTGTATTATGTTTGAAAAACAATTTACTATTTTCAAACATTGGATTTTTGCTACATCCACTCCAGTAAATATGAGTATCAGTTTCTTTCTTTGTTGCAAAATAAAACTGTGGTACACCGTGATTATAATATTTCAATCTTTTATAATCATCATCTCGGGACATAAGATCTACATAATATCTTTGATATTCTCTTTCTCCCATTAAAAATGTTACTTTTCCTTCTTTCATAATCATATATTATCATTAATAACCCATTCTTCTAAATCATTAAATTCAACTCTATGAACTTTACCGTCATAAGCACCTTTAATTAGGTAATGATCCGCCTTTAAGTCTATTTCATAGTTTGTTTTAAAATCATCTTGAGAATCTCTTTTTTTTAATTCAGATGAAAATACTAAATAGCCCAATAAAGCTATTTGTAACTCCATCACTAATAAAATCCATTTTAAATTTCCCATAATCATATTTTTTATAAAAAACACTACCTGCCCCCAAGTGGAGTGTTCAAGCTATACATCAGTTCTATGCTTTCGCTCCCTAATTCAAGGGTTAGTCCCCTCTGCTATCTTACACCATCCAATAGACTTAACACGTTACTTGGTTTGTGTTAGTGAGCCCGTTTATGCTTTCCTTAATCAGTTAAGAGGCAGGTGTCTCACTTTGTCTATCTTCAACAGGTAGTATTATAAGAAGTTTGGGAGAGTCTCTTGCAGATGCATGCTCTTGTGAAATTAAAAGCCTTAAGGACTTACATCCCGCTTTACTCTCCCAATTACTTTGTCTACCTTTAACAGGTAGTTTTAATGTTATTTCAGATATCTTTCATTAAACTGTTCTTGAGTAACCTCTTCAACAGGTATATCAAGATTAAAAGCTACCTCTTCTACAAATTCTTCATTTGCAGGATTATCTATGCTGTTCTGCCAATTTAGGTTGAACAGCAATACTAAAATTGAAATTGTATTGATCATATTTAATCATTTAAAATATGAATAATCCAATACTCACCAGTATCAGATCTTTTACCGGCAAGATCTTCTGATCCTGTCCATAACTCAATTCCATCTCTAAAATACTTGAATAAACAAGTTGATTCTGTTGTCATAACTATTTTGTAATTAAATAATAAAATACTATCCTAAAAATGGCAGGGTTTTTACACCCTGCCACTAGGTTTATGATAAGAGTGATATCATAGTAGAGATGTCACCATCACTAAGATCAACATCACATTCTTCATCATCAGTAACAATCTTATATCCTGCAAGAGTAAGTATTTCATCCCAATAAACAAAAGAATCTTTAGTATCTACAAAATACTCAATCATACTTTTTGTCTTTTGAGTGAATCTACTAACACGACCACCACCCTGATTTAAATCAGAAAAATAGATACGACCATCCACATAAAATCCAATACAAGATTCACCTGTAATTGTCATTGGTGCAGAAAAGTCAATCATACTTTGATCTGGAGTCTCTCTACTTACAGTAAAATCATCATAGGTTTGACCAACGAAGAATCTGTATTTAGAATCAGGTTGTGCATTATATGCATTTACTGATATAATACCATCTTTAAGTCCTTGTCTACAGAACATATACTCACATGCTTCAGGAATAGCAGAAGTCATATCTCCAGAATAGACAATAGATTTTTCGTCAGTATAATAGTTACTGTTCCATCCAATCTTTTGACCATCAAGACTCATATATGATAAATCCAAATCTTGAGCCCCATCATGTCCAAACCAGTTAATTCCAAAAATAGAATTTGATTTTGAAGGAATGATATAGCTACCAAATGGAATATTACCAACATATGTCTTCTCTGAAGTAGGCACTGCAAGTCTAATATTAGTAGGAAGTTTAACTCTACCAATCTGCTTCTCTTTCAAATTATCTATAAGAGCTGACATAAGAATGTCTCTTAACCAAATTTGACGAGAAGGAACAATAGCATTGTCAGCTTCTTTAATAAAAGTCTTACCATTTCTGATCACAAAGAATTTACTTGATGTATTAGACATTCTTACATCAATAGCCTTAATCAATCTTACTAACTTAAAGTTAGATACTGATTTAGCTCTTTTTAAAATATCTTGTACATCAAATTCTTTCTTACTCAGAATAGTTTCCCAGTAACCTGCAACAAATGGTTTGTGATGCTTATTAGCAAGTTTTCTCAACTTGTTAGTAAGTTTACGCATAAGACTACCTTGAGTTCTTAGTGCAAGAAAGATTGGCTTATACCTAAAGAAGACACTAGATAGTTCTTCTAAACCAAATTTAATCATTTGATTATGGATATAAATCATCTTATCATTAGCAGTTTTTATACTCAGATCATAGACTAACTCTTTGCTTTTAATCAAAAGAGTACGACCAGTCAATTGATAAACTACAAATCTAACCATTTCATCTGCTGAATTAGGTAAGATATCAAGTAATGCATATAATCTCATTTTAGCTTCAATGTTTTTAACAACACTGACATCAATTTGAAAATTGAATTCTTCAATAAGACTAAACAAATTAACAAGTGTATCTTCTTTCAAAGCAACTCCAGACTCAAGCATATCTTGCACTTTGATACCAATTTCTGTTTGAGTAATAGGTTTAATAACTTTACAGTCACTAAAATCTATAGAAACATCAGTATCTGCACCAAAATTGTCATTAACAATGTAAGGTGTAGCAGTATACTCACTACCATAAGTAGAAGCATAGTGTAAGATTTGATCTACAAACAGTTCAAATCTATTTCTTTCTACAACATCTGCAACAGATGAGTAAAAAGTAGTATTGTAGTTGTTTGGAATGCTATTCAAAAAGTTTACAACTCTTTGGTTACAACATTTTGGGTCAACCACGTACCCTTTCTTAATTGCCAATTCATTCACAGTAATTGGACTAACATCTTGTGTGTTCAGTGCTTTGCCGAACAATAAAATCTCTTTCATGATTTTTCTTTTAGTTTATAATAAGTTATCTATAAGTGTTATGCCCCTCAGTACTCAGTATGCTTATCTTAAGTATTTGCATCACAAATGTATAAAGACACTACTTGGTCAAGTATTACTACTTACATTTTACAAACACTCATCACAGATAAGTTAAGACACTATGCGGTCACATACTGCCAACCCTTGGGAAGTTGGAATGGTACTTTAACAACACAGAAAGACGGAAAGTATTTTTCTTATTGATAGTTTACAATAGGAACTTTCTATGTCTTTCTGTGCAGAGTAAACAGACGG